TAAATTTTCTTCATTTTTTAATTCATTTATACATTTGTCAAATATTTGATTTAATATTTTTTCAATCATATTTATTATAAAAAATATATTTTTTTTAATAATAAATATATATTATATATAATATACATATAAATTCATGGATTCATTTTCAAACACTAGTTCAATGTCATCTAATTGTAGTAATTCAAATAATAATAACAATCAATTAATAAAAATAACAATATATGGTGTAATATTTATAATTGTTATTATAATTATATATTATATATTTAAAATATTATATAATAAAAACAATAAAGATACTATAATATTTTATCTAGCTGAACAGTGTTCATGTTGTAATAAATTAAAAACATTTATAAATAATTGTAAAAAACAAAACAAAGTAAATATTATTATTGTAAAAGAAAAAGAAATGACTAAAAAAGAAAAAAAACGAATCACTATATTTCCTTCTGCTGTTAGATATAGTGACAATAAATTAGCGGAAGGTGAAGCAGATGTTAAAAAATTAGTAAAACAAACATTAGCAAAGTCAAATATAGAATATTTTGATATTAATGCAGATGTTGATTCTATCACTGATAACAGTAATAATAAAATAAATTTTTATTTAGATGATAAATCACAATTTATTAATAATATTATTAATCTAAACAATAATCAATCATTATATAATTTACAAATTATAAATAAAAATAATATAAATCAAACTGATACTGATTTCAGTGGTAATAAAATTAATACTTTCCCAACAGCTGTTCGACAAAGTGATAAGTATACATATGAAGGATATAATGATGTATTATCATTACTAGAAGAAATTTTTAATATTCAAATATTTGAGGAAACAATTAATTTTTATGTTGCTGATTGGTGTGATCATTGCGAAAAAATTGAACCATATATCAAAGAATTAAAACATAAAGAACAAGCTAAAGTTAAAATAAATATTATTAATTTTAATAATATGACTAAAAAAGAAAAAGAAGATATACATGGTTACCCAGCTGTTATGAGAATAAAAGACAAAAAAATAGGCATTGGTAAATTAAAAATTGAAGAAATAGTCAATGAAGTTTTATCAACAAATGTCGAAGGTTTTACAACAAATAATTTTAATGATACAATACAATTTTATGTTGCGGATTGGTGTTACTATTCGCAAATAATATTACCATATATTGAAGAATATAAAAAACAACAGAATGTTGTAAATGTAGAAATAATTTATGATAAAGATGTTCCAAGTGACTTACAACTCGATGGCTATCCAGTTGCAATAAGAAAAAGCGATAATAGAAAAGAATATGGAAATAATGATATTTTTAAATTAATGAATGAAACTTTAGAAAAATATAATAAGAAACAAGAGAAACAAGAGATACAAGAGATACAAGAGATACAAGAGATACAAGACGAAAATGCAATTATTGTATTTCTAGCAGAATGGTGTCCTCATTGCCAAAACTTCAAACCACAATTAAATGAAATAATAAAAACAAAAACTAATGTTAAAATAGTAGATTCAAAAGATATAACACCAGATTTACAAAAATATGTTGAAGGATATCCATGTGCTTTAAAAGTATCAGATAAAACATCAGCGGTAGGAGCATCTGAAATATTAAAAATGATTAATAGTGTTAATAACAAACCAGATGATAAAGTAAATTATATTTTTGTTTATTCTAATAATTGCAAATATTCAGAAATGATTATACCTAAATGGTACGATTTCAAAATGTATGTTACTGATAATAATTTAAATATTAATTTATTAGAATATGAAAGTAATGATTTAGATAACCTTTCTAATAATTATAAAAGTCAATTAGTAGGATTTCCTACATTATTTGTTAACGAAAATGAAAAATACGAAGGATATGATGATATAATAAAGTATTTAAATAAATTGTCATTATAAATTATAATAATGACTTTAGATTTAAATATAAAAAAAATAAATGATAACACTTGTCGCATATGTGATAAAAATAATAAACTTTTTACAATATTAATACCATTAATAAATGCTCCGTTTGGGATTGAAAATAATAGTGTAAATTTAGAAATTAATATGTCAAAAAGCAATCATTCGCAATTATTAGGCGACTTATATAAATTAGATAATTATTTAAAATCGTATATAGAAAACATAGATAAAAATATAATTTGGAAGAGTAGTATAAAAAAAAGAGAAAATTGGCACCATATGTTGAAAACACAACTAGCAAAAAAAGGGTTAGAATGTTATAAAGATAAATCCTATATTTCAATTTATGATATAAATTTAAAAAATAATTGTTCAATAGAATTAGTTTTACAATCTATGTGGATTAGAAATAATTTTGCTGGAATTATTTGGGAAATTAAAAAAATAAAAGAATTGGTTGAAGTTGATTAAAATATTTTTGAGTTATAAAATATTTTAATTATTTATTTTTTAGATTTTTTAGATCCTTTTTTAGATCCTTTTTTAGATGATCTTTTGGGTTCTTTTTTGGATGATTTTTTAGTTTCTTTTTTGGGTTCTTTTTTGGGTTCTTTTTTGGGTTCTTTTTTGGATTCTTTTTTGGATGATTTTTTGGGTTCTGTATGTTGTTTTTTTTTCTCTCTATAATTTTCTAATTCTTTTTTTATTTCTTTTAGATCCATCTTTGCTAATATATCATTAATAACTTCTAACATTTTTTCAGATCTTTTAGTATTATTTAATTTAGGATATTGAGCTTTAACTTCATAATATATAAAATTTTTAATATCTTCAGCATCTTGCTGCCCGTATCCCATATCTTTAAGTTTTTCAATCATGTCATTATGTATCTCTCGTGATTTTTTAGAACCACCATCCATAGATATATATGGATTATTTATTTTTCTTTTTCCTTTGTATTCATCATCTGTAGAAGATTCAGATGAAGATTCAGAATATTTTTTTTCTCCTCCTCCTGCTTGTACAATTTTTGGTTCATTTGCTAATAATCTATGCGGGTTACCACTTCTATCCACAATGAGAAAAGTGGTTGTGGATACTGATGTATTCATATCATCTATATCACTAATATCATTATCTGAATCTAATTCTTTTAAAATATTACAATTTTGTATATCATATTTCATTTGCATATGACTATCGTTATAATTTGTTGTGTTATCCTCTTTGTATTGAATAATTTCTTTTTGATTATTAACAAGCTTTAAATTAGCACCTAATTCATATAATGTTTCAACCATAATTGAATATATATTTTTTTCTCCTTTACTTTTTCTTACTGCTATATGCGCAGGAGTATCATTATTATAATTTTGTTTATTAATTACTTTTTCAAAAAAATTAGAATCAATTTTTTTTATTTCTTTTAATATACATATTAATATTTGAAAACATTCAATATCTCCTAATTTTATTACTATATGAACTAAATTATTGCCAGTAACTGCGCAATATTCTAATAATTGATCATATACAGATTTATCTAACTTTTTACTCATTATATATATATATAGATTATATTTTTTAATATAAAATATATATAAAAATATTTTATATTAAAAAATATTTTTATATATATTTTAAGGATACTATTTTTTTATCTAATTATACTATATAATTAAAAATGTTCGAATGTAATGATAATAATTTATTACTAATATTAGGTATTGGAATAATAGTTTTAATATTATTAAAATTAATATATTACAATAATGATAAACCAAAAAAATATTATAGAAATTTAAATTGTACAAACGAATATAAAAATAATTATGAAAATAATTATGAAAATTTTGAACCGGATAGCTTATATAAAAAAACACATGAAGAAACTAAACCTAGAATAATTGAAAATTTTGAACAAAAATACATACAAGCTAATGTAGAATATCCAGCACAAGCTGTTGCAGCAGCTATACAAGCTGCTACGGGTGTGCAACCCACACAAACACAAGATGCACAAGCTGCATCTACACAAGATGTACAAAAACAAATTTCAATTACCGTACCTCTAATAGATAATAATATATTTAATCCAAATAAAATAGATTTTGATTATGCAGACGCAAGTAATAACATTTATACTCTTGGTGTAAATGAAAAAGAAGTAAAAGCAACACAAGAACCGTTAACATCAGATAAATTATTACCTGTACCTGGTAGTTCAGAACAAAAATGGTTTGAAAATCCAGATGTTGGGATTAAAATAGAAGATGCTAATTTATTATCGGATGCTATACAAAAGGTAGGTGTTGATACAGTAGGACAAACAAGAAAGAACCCATCATATGATATTCGTGGAACTGTTCCTTGTCCTAAATTCCAAATAAGCCCATGGAATAATTCTACTACCGAACCTGATTATAATCTTAAATCATTATATTAAATTTAATAATTAAAAATATTTTCGTATAATTTTAATTATTTATAAACTATAGTTAATTAAAGATGGAAAATACAAATTTAGAAACGATTGTTCCTGAAGTAGAAGTATCGGAAGAAGAATTAAAAAAAAAATTTAAAAATATTGTAATATCTTGGGTTCATCTTGATGATAAAATTAAAATAATTAACTCGGAATTAAAAAATATGAAAGATGAAAAAAAACAATATGAAGAATTTATTTTAAGCTTTATGGAAAAATATAATGAAAATATGATAACATTATCTAATGGAATATTAAAGAAGAGTGTTAGTCAAACTAAACAATCTATTAAAGAAGAAATGATACAAGAAGTAATAGAAGAATTTACAAAAGATATGGAACAAGCATATTCAATTACACAAAAAATTATTCAAAAACGCGAAGTTAATGAAAAAGTAACTTTAAAAAGACAAAATAATAAAAAATAAATTAATTTAAAAACAACAAAACAATCAAATTAATAAAAATGAATAATATATATGAGGAAGAAATCAACTATTTATTTAATTTATTAATAGCTTATAATGATTTTTATAATTTAAATATAATTAATAAAGATATGTACAAATTATTTTTTAATTTTGTAATTAAAAATAGTTAAAGATATATTTTTTGATTAAGGAAATACAAATGGATTCTGATATTGAAGATTCAGTGTCTCTAACTTATAACGAAATTATAAAAACGAAAAATGACAAATCAATTAAACAACTAGAGAATTGTTTAATTGATTTAGAAAAAGAAAGAGAAATTATAGAAAAAAATATAGATTTTTTATGGGAAAAAGTGATGGTACCATATATAGATTTTAAAGCAGAATTAATATTATCTAATAATATAGATAATATTAAACTAAATTTTTATAAGTTATTATATCATAATTCAGATATTGAAAGTAAAATTATACATGTAAATACAATGATTGAAGAACAGTATATTATATTAAGTAAATCAAATAACTAAGTTATTATATATAACCATAAAACCAAATAGATGTATTTGGATTTGCATATCGAGGGTCAAAAATTGGATATTGATAAGAGTAAAAATTACCAGTAGTTATATAAGGAGTATATATATATGGTGAATAACAATATCTACTAATAGAATAATATGATGGTGAATCACTAGATGAAGACGATGAAGAATCATCATCATCTTTACTTTTGCGTCTGTGTTTAGATTTACCACCAGATTGATTTTCTTTTTTAATTTCATTAAATTGTTGTTTAAATTTATCGTTATTGACGTTACCATCAAATTTTGTAATTGTAAATTTAGCTTTATCGCCTTTTACAGATTCGTTTACAGTATAATGATAAAAATTTCCACCGCCTTCAATAGTGAAATTGAGTTTTTCAATTGAAGTGAGATGTAGAGGCGCTAAAACTTGTTCATAAATTTTACCAGCTGCTTTTAATTCTGAGCTTGCTTTAACAGAAGTTTTTATATTACCATCAATTAATGGATTAACAAGTTTATAATTAGTCATTATATAATATATAACAAAAAAAAAAATTTAAATAAAAAAAATTGAATATTAAATACTTAAATATTTAATACTTAAATATATATAAAGTATAATTAATAAAATATTTTATAATGGAAAATAATTTAATCCAAGAAGATACTTCTAAACTTCTTTTAAAAGTTGTAACTTGTCAAACATCATCTTTTAGAACATTAATTGAAGCATTAAAAGAAATTTTAAAAGATGTAAATATTAAATTTACAATTCAAGAACCAGATCAACCTAACTCTGGAGGATTGTCAATTATTGCAATGAATATTTCTACATCAGTCTTAATTAAATTAAAAATCCCTGCATCTAGTTTTGATAGTTATCACTGTAAACCCCGCAATGGAAAACAACTATTGGTAGGTGTAAATATGAATAGTTTGTATAAACTAATTAAAACAATGAGTAATGAAGATAATTTAACATTATATATTGATGAAAATGATATAAATAACTTATGTATTAAGTTAGAGAATGGAGAAAAAAATTTAGTTACAACATATAAACTTAAATTACTAGAGCTTAGTGATCCTAATATACCAATTCAGGATGCATCGTTTCCTTTTATGTTATCAATCCCATCTGATAGATTTCATAAAATTATAAGAGATTCAAGCTCTATAGCAGAATATATTGATATTAAATTTATTGATACCACAGATAACCCAAATACTTTAATTTTTAGTTGTCGTGGAGAGTTCGCATCTCAGACAACTATAATTACAGATAAAACTACTGGATTTTTTATAAATAAGACTCAAGAAGTAGATCAGAATGATACTATTGTACAAGGTTTATATGACTTAAAAAATTTATCATTATTTTCAAAATGTGGTAATTTATGTAATAATATAGAATTATTTATGATTAATAAATATCCATTGTTTATAAAATATCAAGTTGGTAATTTAGGTAACGTATATTTAATTTTATCACCAATAAACACAAATAATAATTTAATAGATTCGGATGATGAAGATGATGATGAATTAAGTGAATAATTTTTTTAAATTTAATAATAATTTAATAATTATAATTAAATTATTATTTTATTATAATTTAAATTTGATATACAAAAATATTTTCTGCAATACCGTCATTCCATTCATATTCTGCATTTATACCATCATAAAAATCATAAAAATATAATTTTAATTTTAAATGTGGATTTTTTATTGCAAAATAATTTATTATTTTTAATGGTGGATAATTTGTTTCAAATTTAATAGTTAATTTTTGTTCTAATCTATCCCATATTAAATTTTTATGAATTGTTTTCATTTCTGTTTCTGTACCCCAATTCTTATAACGCCATAATTTAATATCATAATAATCTATTAAATATCTTGGACATTTTTTAATAAATTCAAATTTAAAATTATGATAAAAAAATTCAAGTTCATTTTTATTACCAAAAAATTCTAATTCATTTGAAACATGCATTATTTAATTTTCAAAAATTAATAACTATTATATAATATTATATAACACTTATTAATTTTTCCTTTAAATATTATTAAATTTAATAATAAATATTATAATATTTAATAATAAATATTATAAATTGTGTAAATTCGTTTAAAAAGATAAAAATTATATAAAATATATAAGTATATAGAAATGTCTGATGCAAATGAAACTGCCGCAAAAAAAAGAAACCGTTCTTTTAAAGTAAAACTCTCTGCTGAATCTCAATTGTATGGTAGATACAATGGTGATTCACCTTATCAAGCAGCAAATAAAGCTCTTTCAGAAATTATTAGAAATAAAGTAAAAAATAATGAATCTGTAGATGATGAAATTAATTTTTATCTTGTAGAATCAACTAAAAATTGCAAAAAAAAATGTCATCAATATCTTGGGAGACGTATTCAACTTGAAAACCCTGTAATTTATAAAGTTGGTGATCAAGAAATTGTAAAGAATTATAAAAATGTTTTAAAAAAAGTAAAAAAAAATGATGATTCTGTAGATGAATCAGAATCATCAACAAAAACTAAGAAAGTAGCAACTAAAAAGATAGTAACTAAAAAAGTAGCTACCAAGAAAGTAGCAGCTAAAAAGGTAGCAGCTAAAAAAGTAGCAACTAAAAAGGTAGCAGCTAAGAAAGAAACAAATGAATAAAAACAATAATAAATTTTGATTTTTTTTTAATATTTATATATAAATATTAAAAAAATAAATGTTAATTAAATAATAATATATAAATGAATAATATTTATAAAAGAAAAGCAAAAAAATACAAATACAAATATTTAAAATTAAAAAATATATTATATGGTGGTGGTGAAATAAACAGTTGTAATTATGTTCTTGAAGATAATAAAAAAGCTAATTGTGACAGAATAATATATAAAACAAAAACAGAAAATAAAAAAAAAATTATATTTTCAGAATATGATGTTGTAAACTCAGACAAATTTGAAATACTAAAACTATCGGATCATAAAATGATATATGGAATATTTGAATATAATAATAAAAGATACATGGTTATATCGTGGAATATGAATAATTTTGATAATGAATTAAATTTAGAAAAAAAACAGTATATTATAAAAAACATTGATAAATTTATTAAAGAGTTTTTAGAAGAAGAAAAAGATGATTTAAAAGGAGGGGGAGAAGAAGTAAAAGAAGAAAAAGAAATAAAAGAAGTAAAAGAAGTAAAGGAAGACGAAAAAAAAGAGTACTCATTGCGTGAAAAGTTTTCTCAATGGATGAAATCTGATGATA